GAAGAGATACTAGAAGACCTTGCTAAACCAGCCAACTTCGCCTCTAACGCCCTTGGCATCAATCTGTATGACTGGCAAAGAAAGGTGTTACGCGATTTAGAACCCAAGGACTGTCGCGTAGCCCTGCGTGCAGCCAACGGCTCTGGCAAGACCAGCACCGTAATTGCAGCCGCTTTGATATGGCACGCGCTAGTTTACCAGCGTTCAATCGCTGTCACGACCGCTGGCGTGTTCCGTCAGGTGGAATCACAACTCTGGCCTAGCCTGCGCCATCACATTTCTAAACTCGGCGGGGCATGGGAAGTGACATCTGGCGAGATCCGCTACCTCCACCCCAACGGCAACACATCACGCATTATCGGCTACTCAGCGACCGATGCAGGGCGTGCTGAAGGCTGGCACGCCGAAGACCACGATTCTCATCCATTGCTGATGGTGGTGGACGAAGCCAAGACCGTAGCCGACCCGCTGTTTGAGGCTATCAGCCGGTGTCAACCAACCCGTTTGCTAATCGCATCCAGCCCAGGCGGGACCAGTGGCGCGTTCTACCGAGCGTTTACCAAGGAGGCAAATATGTGGAGTAAGCACGCTGTCACCGCCTTTGACTGCCCCCACATCACACCAGCGCAGATTGAGGAAGTGGTGCAGCGGTATGGTGAGAAGCATCCTCTAACCCGCTCAATGGTGTACGGCGAGTTTGTCGACATAGGGGCGGAGAGCTTGGTTATTAGCTTGACCCAGCTACAGAACTGCCACAACCAACCCCCCGACTTTAAGCCTGGCACCCGCAGAGCTGGCGTAGACTTTGCTGCTGGTGGCGATCAGAACGTGCTTTGCATAAGTGACGGCAACAAGGTGCTACCTATGATCGCATGGCGCGAAAGGGATACGATGTCTGCGGTGGGTAGGTTTATTGTCGAGTTCAAGAAAGCTGGGTTAAAGCCAGAAGACATTTATGCGGATGCGAGTGGGTTGGGTATGCCGATGTGCGATGCGCTGGCTGAGGCGGGCTGGGAAGTTAACCGAGTTAACTTTGGCTCTACGGCCTACGACACCGATGCGTATACCAATAGGGCAGCTGAGATGTGGTACACGATGGCCAAGAAGATTGAGGCGGCTGAAATCATACTGCCTGAAGACGAGGACTTAACCGCGCAGTTAACTTGTCGGCGCACGATAACCAACAGTAAGGGCAAGCTGGGGGTGGAGTCTAAGGACTCGATGCGGTCTAGGGGACTAGCCTCACCTGACCGAGCCGATGCCCTTGCTTTGTGTTTAAGTGGTGGCAATGTTAACCTTGACTTGACTTTCCCCACCGAGCGTCCAACTTGGCGGATGTTAAGTCAGATCATGTCGGAGGCGAGTGACCCCGTTATGGCTGGCTTTGACGCAGGAGGATAAACACTATGAATATATGGAACTGGATTACCGCAAACTGGCAAGAGATTGTCGCCGCTGTTGGTGGCATTGTCTTGGCCGCACGCATCATTGTTAAACTTACCCCCACCCCCGCTGATGACAGCTTCCTAGAAAAGATCGTAAGTTTCTTGAAGACAGTCGGGCTAAATATCAAATAATCTTTTGTGCTGCGTGCAATCCTTGAGATCATCGCAGCCGTGTTTCGCATCATCCCAGGTTGGAAAGACAAGCGCACCCAGAACCTTGAAGGCGATTGGCGCAAGAACCGTGATGCTATTGACGGCGATCTGCGTAATGAGTCTTGGTGGTTGCGCAACAACGACACCAGTAACAAACACAACGGGGGCAGTTGAGGCTTTAATGCGAGATGAAAACTATTCTGCTGTCCGTACTGCTGATCCAAAAGTACGCGCTTGGGCAAAGCGTGCTTTACATTACGTCAACGATCTGTCATTTGAATTGAGTAGGGAGCGTAACAAATGAGCGAGAAGTACACCCGCCGCGCCGAATATCATGAGCGCATTATTGACAGCTTAAACCAGCGCGAAACTTGGGAGAACCGCCAGCGGTTGTTTTACCAAGCCAGATACTTTGGGGTGAGGCGCAAGACTAAACCTTGGCCTACCGCCGCCGACCTTCACGTTCAGCTAATTGACGGCGCGATTGAGAAGTTAAAACCTAGCTTCGTCAACAGCGCAATTGGCAATGACATCCTTTCCAGCTTCGTCCCGATGCGCCAGCAGTTAACCCCGATTACCGTATCTGCCGAGCGTTGGTTTGATTACAAGATGCGCGAGCAGTCTAACTTCCAGAAAGAGATTGTTTCGGTCATCGACAACTTGCTTCTCTACGGGCGTGGGTTAGCCAAGGTAGTCTGGAACGAGGACAAGAAGCAGATTGCGTTTGAGGCAATTGACCCGTTCCACGTGGTCGTACCGGCTTACTGCAAGAACTTGGCAGATGCAGATTTCATCGTTCACATCATTTCTATTTCAGTCGACAGCTACAAGACCAACTCGCTTTACAAGCAGGACAAAGAATTTGTCAAACGCATCAGCGGTAAGGTCAACGAATCGGTTGGCTTACGCAGCGAGATTCAAGATGAGATTTACAGGCGTGAGGGGATTACGCAGGAGTCTGGCAATGATACTATCATCTTGTGGGAACTTTACACCCCGTCCAAGGACGGCTGGAAGGTTGAGACCTACAGCCCGCTGGATGTGGAGACGGACGTTAGAAAACCTTTCACCTTACCCTACGAACACGGCGAACCACCTTTTGTCGATTTCCCCTATGAGTTGACAGGGGGCGGTTGGTACAGTCCCAGAGGAGTCGCAGAAATCCTCCTCCCTGGTGAGAACCTGCTCAACAAACTCAAGAACTCATTGAGCGACTACGTTGAACTGGCCAACCGACCCGTCTTTGAAGCACAGAATCCGATCTCGCTCAACACGGCAAATCTGAAGATGCAACCTGGGCAGATCCTGCCCCAAGGCTTAAAGCCCGTACAATTTAGCCAACCACCCTTCGACTTCCAGCGTTTGATGATGGAAGAGAAGATGTCGGCTGAACAGCGCATGGGTCAGTTTGATATGGGCGCAAGTTCGCAGTACCAAATCTCGGATCGCAAGACTGCGACTGAGGTTGCCGCCATCCAAGCCCAAGCGGCTGCTTCGGGCGATCTGCGTAACCGCATCTTTAGGATGAGCCTGTCACACCTCTTTAGGCAGTGCTGGTCGCTTTATGTGCAGTATGCCAAAGAGGACTTGCTGTTTAGGTATGCTGAAGAGACTGGTCAGATGGTTCCAGACGGCATCCACGCCGAGTATTCAATTGAGCCAAAGGGCGGGCTGGACTTTATCAATCGCCAGTTTGCCTTGCAGAAATCAGTAGCGCGGATGCAGATGTTCCAAAATAATCCTTTCGTCAATCAAGGCGAGTTGGTAAAGTCGGTGCTTGAACAAGATGATCCCTCGCTGGTCCGCCGACTCTTCCAAGATCCGCAAGCCGCCTCTGGCGATCAAGCTGAAGATCAAGCGACTGAGATTGCAACGATGCTCGCCACTGGATTCCCAGTCGCGATCAAACCTAGCGACGATCACAAAGCGCATATATCTGTTCTGTTCGCATTTAACCAAGCGGCTCAACTGCGCCAGCAGCCGGTCGACCAGAGTGCAATGCAAGTTCTAATGGCGCACTTACAACAGCATTTGCAGGCGTTGGAACAGATCGATCCCAACACATCCCGCGCTATCCAGAAACAGCTTCGTGATGCGGCCAAGGCAGACACTCGCCAACAAGGGCAAGCGGTAGGGGCAACACCTACTGAGGGTCAGCCGATGCAACAGGCCGCGCCGATGCCTGCTTGATTAAGAACGTAGAATTTAATGTAACCCCGCAAGAGCGGGTAAAGTTATTCTTGGACGATGAGCAATTCGGCCAAGAACTAATGCTCAAGTATTTTGCCAAAGAAAGCGTATACGAGCCAGAAACATTCTTACTTTTTAAGCGTCTGCTCAAAGAAGGCGACACCTTCATCGACATCGGCGGTCATGTTGGATTCTTTTCCATAGTATCCTCGGCACTGGTTGGCGTGTCTGGCAGGGTCTACACTTTCGAGCCAGAACCTAAAAATTATCTGCACTTGTTACAGCACATCCAAGTTAACAATTTGCGCAACATTACACCTCACTGCTGGGCAGTTGGCGATCAATCCAAGATGGTAGTGTTCAATCAAAACCAAGATTGTGATGGCGGTCATTCGCTGTGGGATTGCGGTAAGTTTGGAAACAATGTTAAGAGCCGCGAGAATCCAGTTAGGATAGCTACCTATATGGCATCCTTGGATGTAGAGCTTGCTGGCAGGGATCTGTCGAAATTAAAGCTGGTTAAGGTGGATGTGGAAGGGGCAGAGGAACTAGCCCTGCGCGGGATGGAACAAATCTTAAAGACGCACCAGCCGTTTGTTGTGGCTGAGATTCACGAATTTGGGTTACATCAGATGGGTAGCTCTGGACAAGCCTTGCGCAAGTATATGGAAAGTCTTGGTTATATTACTTATCTACTAGAAAAAGAAGAACCAGAATCCTTGGTTGGCAAACCACTTCCCAATAAAGAATTTGTCTATAACGTGCTGTTTGCCGCTAAAGACCTACCATGAGAAAACTCCGCGCCATCCTATCCTTT